AAGAAAGGTAGTGAGCTGATGGCTAAGGGAAAATATCAAAAGTGGCTTGAACCAGAGGGCTTGCTGCTTATAGAGGGGTGGGCAAGGGACGGATTAACCGATGAGCAAATTTCCGAAAATATGGAGATAAGCGCCTCTACATTGTACGAATGGAAAAAGAAGTATTCGGAGATTTCGGAGGTCCTAAAAAAAGGAAAAGAGTTCATTGATTACCAAGTCGAAAATGCCTTACTTAAGAAAGCATTAGGAGGAGACACAACAGCTCAGATATTTTGGCTTAAAAATAGGCGGCCGAACAAGTGGAGAGAAAAACAAAATATAGTAGTATCTAAGCCGATAGATGACACAATAAAGGAACTGGAGGATTATTTTAGTGGTGAGTAAGAAAGAAATTCTTCAACTGCTCAGGTATGAACCCTATAAGATAGGCCATTTTGTTGGATTTAAAGACTTGACCGAGTTACATAATACTTGGCTCAGGTCTTTTTTATATAAAGAAAATGATCAGACATTACTCGCGCATCGAGGTTCGTATAAAACTACAATATTATCATTGTTTCTTGCTATTCATCTTATAGAAAAACCGAACGAAAATGTCATCATTTTTAGAAAGACAGACACTGATATTGTTGAGGTCATTAATCAAACGGCGAAAATACTTAAAACAGGAGTCATGAGACAGATCGTAAAGCTGCTTTATGGTAATGAGTTGGAATTTATTAAAGATACAGTAAATGAGATACATACCAATTTATACACTTCTACTAAAGGGGCAAGCCAGATCGTAGGACTTGGAATTACGACATCAATTACGGGAAAACATGCAGATATAGTTGTCACAGACGATATAGTCAATATAAAAGACCGTATAAGCAAAGCTGAGCGTGAACGGACGAAGATTCAATATATGGAACTGCAAAATATAGTAAATCGAAATGGTAGGTTTATAAATGCCGGTACGCCCTGGCATAAAGACGATGCTATTTCCATAATGCCAAGTGTAGAAAAATACGATTGTTACACTACAGGACTTATAAATAGGGAAAAGCTGGATAGCCTTCGTAGTTCCATGAGTGACAGTTTATTTGCAGCCAACTATGAATTGAAGCACATAGCAGACGCAGATGCAATGTTTAAAAATCCAAAATTTACAGATAATGCAAGGTTGATTTATGGAGGAGTTGCGCATATAGATGCTGGATATGATGGGACAGATAGAACGGCATTTACCGCGTTCATGCTTCAGCCTGATGGTTCTCTTGCAGGGTTTGGGAAGCTATGGCCTAAGCATGTAGATGACTGCCTTCCGGAAATAAGAATGATACATAGCCAGTTACATCTGGGTTCTATTGCATGTGAAAAAAATGCAGATAAAGGCTATCTGGCTAAGGAACTTGAAAAGATTGGATTGCCACCATACCTTTACAATGAACACACCAATAAATTTGTAAAAATATCAACCTATCTTCGCCGACAGTGGCCTAAAATAAAATGGCTTCAAAATACCGATCCTGAATATATAAATCAGATTTTAGACTATTCAGAATTTGCCGAGCACGATGATGCGCCCGATTCGGCAGCCAGCCTCATAAGGCGAATTGAACAAAAAATAAGCTATAATCCAGTAAGAGGAGAGATTTAATGTTTAGATTGGCTAACGATGAGATTTTAGATGCCGTTACATTAGCAGAATTTATAGAACAACACAGAATACTAAAGGACCACAGATACGTACCGCTCATGGCTGCATATCGCACGAATTATCCGATATTCACACAGCCGCCGAAACCGGAATTTAAACCAGACAAACGTATAGCTGTGAATTTCGCTAAATATATTGTAGATACCATGAACGGCTTTTTTATTGGGATGCCTGCCAAGGTAATGTCCAGTGATGAAGTCGTTTTTGATTATTTACAATTTTTAGACACTTATAATAACCAGGATGACCAGAACGCCGAACTGTCAAAGTTATGCGACATATATGGAAAAGCATATGAAATGTATTACGTTGATGAACGAGGAAATATAGGTATAACATACTTATCTCCGGAAGATGCATTTATGATTTATGACGATTCAATAATAAAGAGACCAAGGTACTTTGTTCGCCTGTACATAGATGCCGACAACGTTTTGCGGGGAAGCGTTTCAGACACCTCTACAGTTAAATATTTTCATGTGGAGGGCATCCTCACCTTTGACGGAGAGGAAAAGCTGCACGGCTTTGATGGGGTGCCAGCAGTGGAATATATGGATAACGAAGAGAGAATGGGGTTGTTTGAGCCGGTATTGTCAATGATTAACGAATATAACGAGGCAATCAGTGAAAAGGCTAATGATGTAGCATACTTCTCTGATGCATATTTAAAAGTGCTTGGGGCTTTGGTAGATGAAGAAAGCATTGAACAGATAAGGGCTAATAGAATCATCAATTTCCCAGGTACATACGAAAGTGGACAACTTGATGTGGATTTCTTGCAAAAACCTGATGGAGACACTTCGCAAGAACACCTTTTAGACCGTCTCGAAAGACTCATATTTCAAATTTCAATGGTAGCGGATATTTCTGATGAGAACTTTGGCTCAGCTTCCGGAATCGCACTGAAATATAAACTTCAGGCCATGAGCGACTTGGCATTGACAAAACAGAATAAGTTCATTAAGGGCATGCAAAATCGTTACCGATTGATCTTTTCAAATCCTGTGTCAGGTATGCCCAAAGACAGTTGGACAACGATTACATATCAGTTCACACAGAATATGCCGGCAAATCTTCTTGAAGAATCTCAGATTGCCGCCCAGCTTACCGGAATAGTAAGCCAGCCGACACAGCTTAAGGTTTTATCTATTGTAGGTGATATTAAACAGGAAATTGAGCAGATAAAGCGGGAGCAAGATGAAGAAGGCTATATGACGGATTACGCAACAAACAGGACGGTGGAAGATGTCATATTGGAGTGAACGGAAAGAGCAGCTGAGAAAGGCAGCAGAAAAAGACGAGGCAGCCATAAAAAAAAGGCTGTCAAAGTTTTATGACGCAGAACTCAGAAGGCTGGATAAAGAAATAGCGGCGTATTTTCAGAAGTATGGCTCTGACAATGTCATAGAATACAGAAAGCTCATGGAAAATCTCGACGAGGCAGACAAAACACTGCTCATTGAGCAAATGGAAGAGTTTGCGAAGCAATACCCGCAGTACGCCCATCTGCTGCCAGTCAGAGAGAGTATTTACAAGTTCGACAGATTGCAGGGGCTTCAGTATTCAGTTTATATGACGCAGGCCACCATAGCGGGATATACGAATGAACAGATAGCGCAATATGAAACTGAGTTGGCACGACAAGGGCTAAACTGCTCAATGGAAGTCTTGGGATTTGGGAAGAATTTCTATGCTATAAATGCTTCCATAATTAAAGACTTTGTTGATGTGGCTTGGTGTAATGGGGAGAACTTTTCAAGCAGAATTTGGAAAGATACTCAGAAAGTAGCAGAGTACATAAATCGTGATATGGCACAGGCTTTTGCCCGTGGAGATTCATATGACAGAATAGTCAAAGATGTTAGACGCAGGTTCGGCGTTAATCGTAATAATGTTTATAGGTTAGTATTTACCGAAGGTACTTATGTAATGGCCGAAAGCTCTATCAAGCCTTTTGAGGAAGATTTCACGCAGTATGAATATTCACCTATTTTAGATGGGAAAACATGCGAGATATGTCGCGCTCTAAATGGAAAAGTTTTTGAAATAACCGAGCGTCAGCCGGGAGTAAACTTTCCGCCAATGCACCCTTGGTGCCGTTGCACATGGCTTCCGTATGTGGAAGATTGGGACAAGTGGATGGATGAGTATGAGAAAAGACATGGTAATAGCGCCCAAAAGGAAGAGGCTATTAAAAGTAATTTAGCAAATGATAAATTAACTGATGAAGATATAGGGGCAATTAACAGGTACATTTCCGCTGACAGTTATATAATAAACTCCAAATTAAGGAATGGTGTTGATTTATCTGAAGAAGAAAAAGAATGGGCAAGGAATCTTGATAATGCTATAATGAAATTACCAGAATATAAGGGAATCGTTTACAGATCTCTTGACAGTAGAATGATTCCTGACTTAGAATTATTTTTTAAGCGACATACTCCAGGTGAATATATTGTATATCCATCGTTTACATCATCAGCCACATCTGTTTATGATAAAGATATGGATATTCAGTTTATAATTGAAAGTAACCATGGAGCAGACATTAGAAAATACAATGAGAATGAACAAGAGATACTGTTTAGTCGTAATAGTGTGTTTAAAATAAACAAAAGAGAGGGTAATACAATATGGCTGAAAGAGATATAAAAAAACCATACTCTGACAGACGTTGGTATGACGACGTGGGAGGATATAATCCGCTTTGTAGTTCGTGTAAGCACTTGTATACTTATGAGGCCGAAAAAGAAAATGTTTGTTGCGCCGCATTCCCTGAAGGTATACCAAGAGATATATTTGTAGCTCGTAAGAAAGACCGCGACATATCGGTTCCATGTAATAACGGCGTAGAGTTTGAACCGAAAGAAAGTGAAAGGAAATAAGTAATTAAAGAATTATCTGAAGAATGATAGAAATAATAGACAAAACCTTTGATAAATCTAAGGGCGCTATCTTAATAGAATTTTATGCTTCATGGTGCGGCAAATGCCAGAAAGGGCTTAAAAAACTTGAAATATTTGAAGCAGAGACGGGCATGGCGACAGGTAAGTGCGATTTTCAACGCAATCCTAAGCTGCTGAACCGTTATATAACAAACGGCCTGCCGCTGTACATACTGTTTATTGACGGTAAGCCTATAAAACAAGTTATAGGCCTATGCGATTTAAAGGAGGAATTTCAAATTGATTGTAATAACTGCCCATGATGGCGGAGTGAAAATAAGAGGCCATGCATATTATGCGCCTAATGGGTATGATATAATATGCTCCGCGGTATCTGTACTGACGATTACGCTCATAGAATCGCTAAAGCAGCTAACGGATATGAAAATAAAATATGATATATCGCCCGGAAGGGCTGATATAGAATTTGGGAATTTATCGGAACCCGCAAAGGTTCTGGTGGATTCCTTTTTAATTGGTATTCGTGAGGTTATTTCCGAATACCCGGACAAAGTCAAAATTTACGGCAACGACATGGACAACGGACATGTTGGGGCGGAAAGGACAGAAAAATGATAAAGAATTTTAAAAAATTACAGATTTTTGCTGAAGGCGAAGACAGCGGAGCCGATAATGGAAACGTTGCCGGCACAGAGCAAAATGGAGAAACAAAAGAAGGAATGTCTTTTGATGATTTCCTCAAAGAGGGAGAAAATCAGGCCGAATTTGACCGGAGAATGACAAAGGCTATCAGCACAGCAGTTACAAACGCTCAGAAAAAATGGCAGACACTTACAGACGATAGGGTTTCAGAAGCCGAAAAGTTGGCGCAGATGAGCAGCGAACAAAAAGAAAAATATCGTGCAGACAAGGCCGAAAAAGAGCTTGCAGGTCTCAAGAGGCAAATTGCTTTGGAGGAAATGTCTAAAACTGCGAGGAAAATGCTTTCTGATGACAATATAATTGTCCCCGATGAAATGATTATTAATTTGGTAACAGATGACGCTGAAAAAACCAAATCCACAGTTGAGGCATTTGCGAAAGTTTATAAGGAAGCGGTGCAAAACGGTATAAAAGAGGTTCTCAAAGGCAATACGCCAAAGGTGGGGGCCGCAGGCAAAGGAATCACCCGTGAGGAAATTTTAAAAGTCAAAGACAGAGAAACAAGGCAAAAAATGATTGCCGAAAACCCAGAATTATTTATAAGAGGAGGAAAAAATGGTTAACGCAAACAAATTACAGATTTTCGCAGCAGAAGAAAATCTCATTACTACGCAGCAGTTTAATATAAACCCAAGAGAGGTAGATTTTGTTACCTCCTTCGGCCGCGAAATAACGGCGCTTACAGAGGCAATGGGCATTTCGAGACCCATTAGAAAAGCTAATGGATCTACGCTCACAGCCAAAAAGGCAACGGGAGAACTACAGAGCGGAATTGTAGCCGAGGGAGATATAATTCCGCTGTCACAGTTTGAAGTTGAAGCTGTTAATTTTTCAACTATTCAGCTCCAGAAGTACAGAAAAGCTGTTACAATAGAAGCTATTGAAAAATACGGTCTTGAGACAGCCGTAGGTATGACGGACGAAGAGTTTAAAGTTCAACTTCAGGACGAGGTTCTGGCACAGTTTTATAACTTCCTGCTTACAGGTCAGCTCACGTCAGAGGAAAGTAATTTTCAGATGGCTGTAGCTATGTCCATAGGAAGAGTAAAAGACGCATTTAAGAAAATGCATAAAGCAGCTACAAGCGTAGCGGTATTCGCAAATACTCTTGATGTTTACGAATATCTCGGAGGTGCGCAGATTACTGTTCAAACCGCTTTTGGCATGGACTATGTCGAAAACTTCCTCGGTGCAGATATAATGTTCTTTTCGTCGGAAATACCTCAGGGCAGAGTAATTGCCACACCTGTAAACAATATCGTTGTTTACTACGTAGACCCAGGCGATTCTGAATTTGCAAGAGCGGGCCTTGCTTACACGACTGACGCGCAGGTCCCATATATAGGATTTCACACCGAAGGCAACTATCAAAGAGCGCAGTCAGAATCATTCGCTCTAATGGGCATGACTCTTTTTGCCGAATATCTGAATGCGATAGCGGTAACCACAATAACCAATGCTACAAAGCTCGCGACAATCACTGTTACACCTTCGGCAGGAACATTAGCAGACACAACGAAGGCAAGCGTAAGCGGTAGTACCACTAACAATCTGAAATATAAACTGTCGAGCAGCGCGTTAGCTGTTGATTATGGTCAGAATGTCAAGAATTGGCCTAAATTTACCGCTGGAGCGGATATTCCGGCAGAGAAAGAGCAAGTGCTTACTGTGGTTGAATGTGACGACTATTTCAAGGCCACAGGTGCGGGTTCCGCAACCGTAGTGCTGGGGGAATAATCCCCTTATAACTGACTTGATTAGGTTTGGGGAAAGAGGTGTAAAATGAACGAGCTTTTGGCAAGGTTAAAGATTAGACTTCCACAAACAGAGCTTACGGAAACTCAGATTAAAGAATACATTGTTACTGTATCAGATCGCCTTTGCTTGAGGCTGGGAGTTGATTCGCTCCCGCCTCTTTTTGAATCTGTATGTGTTGACGCTACAGTGAAAATGATTCGTCGCATTTACTATGAGGGAATTTCGTCTGAAGGAGTTGCCAATATTTCAACATCATTTGTAGATGACATATTGGCTGAGTATGATATTGAAATATTAGATTGGAAGAGTAAACAGGCTGCTGGTGGAAACAGCGGCAAGGTGGTGAAATTCTTGTGATATGGAAACGATGCAATCTTTATGAGCTGAGCGAAACAGGCAGAGACGTTCTCGGAAATCCTATCTGCGAACCTGTGAAAGTCATGGAAACGTATGCGAGATATACACCTTGGACTGATGAGCAGATAGCGCTTGAAGGGCGAGAGGTGACAAGGAGCGAACAGAGATTTGCAATTCCCATTTCCTTTGCTTCATTTCCCGCCTGTGCGCTGGCGGAAATTGACGGAATCAAGCAGGAAATCACAGAGAAAATCAATCTTTTGCCAAGATATACAGTAATTCAAGTTAAAGCATATAAGGAGTAGCGATGGTAAAAGTAGAATGGGAAGGTTTACCGGAGCTGGAAGCTGCCTTAAGGGAGCTTAGCAGTATCAGCTTTGAGGCAGTGGTAAAAAAGCAGACTACAGAGCTTTTAAGGAGAGCAGGACAGCCGGGAGGAACTCCTGTAGATACCGGAGAGCTGAGAGAGTCGTCGGGAGTTCAGGGCGACGAGATGGGCTACACAAAAGAGTATGCGCCACATGTTGAATATGGCCACAGGACCGCGGGCGGCGGATTTGTAAAAGGTCAGCATTTCTTGAAAGACAACGTTGACACGCAGAGGCCAATATATAAACAAGATCTGATAAAAGAGCTGAACAAGGTGAAACGAAATGTATAAGAAACTGAGTTTAAATTGCCTTCTGTCAATTATTATTAGACGGGTCGAAGAGCAGACAGGGCTGCGATGTTATGATGCGGTGCCGGAAAACGCTCAGAGCCCGTTTTATTTTGCCGAGGTTATTCGTGTTACGCCAAACAACACAAAAACGAATTACAGGGATAGAGTTAATGTGTATATTCATGCAATCGCAGAGCCGGGGAAAAGCAGAACAAGTGTATCTTCGGCACAGATAAACGAGCTGATTCAGCAATTGCAGGAGGCATTATCAACAGAAATCGAATTGCCGGAGCCGTATTATTTGGCCATTCAATCAGATAACGGCGTTCAGGCTATTCAGACAGATGAAACGAACGAAAAACACGCTATACTGTCGTATGATTTCACAATTTCATACGGCTTAAAATGTAAATAAGGAGGTAAATATGACAAATAATTATTGTAATTTTGAATCTACTGTAGCAAAGGCAATGGCGGGAAAAGATATTTTGCTTTGCGTTTATGATATCAATGGAGATAACCTGCTGGCTATAGCAGGACAACAAAGTTTTACACTTAATCGCTCAGCTGAAAGCATAGATGCTACATCTAAGGACACTCAGGGTGGTTGGGTGTCAAAAGTTGCAGGGATGAAGGAATGGTCAATAGACAGTGATGGTATTTATACACTAAGTGACAAGTCACATACTGTCCTTTCGAAAGCCTTTGAGGACGGAGATCCCGTATGTATAAAGGTGGTTAATATTAAACAACAGATGGGTATGTTTGGAGGTCTTGCAGTCATCACAGATTATCCAATAGAAGCTCCATATGATGATTCAGTAACATATTCGATTACCCTTGAGGGGGTAGGCGCATTAGCAAACCTGATGGAAAATCCAGAAGAGCCTGATATCATGCCTAAAGATACGGCATCACTGGAGAGGTTGACAGTTGTCTCTGTGGCTGGGGAAACAGTGGGGAAGACAGCTATATATATAAATCCGAGTCTTGAAGATTCTGACAAATATTTTTATAAAACGGGGAACGCTCCCATAGCATACCCTTCATATGGCGAAACCATCATGGCTACTATATGGGATGGATCTGAGGAAATAACAGCCGTTGGAGGGCAACAGATTATGATAATAGAGACAGATTCAGAAAATAAAGCTCTCAAAGCTGGGACGGCCACAATTACCGTAAAATAAGAGGTGAAAAATGATAGAATATAATAATAAAAAATATAGCCTGAAATATACAGTTCCAAGAGTTGAAAAAATCGAAAAGGAAGTAGGAAAACCGTTACTTTCTATTTTGATAAATAACAAGGGCGTTGTTAGTATAACTGATTTAAGAACATTATTTATACATGGATTGCGCAAAGAAGATGGTTCTTATGCAGGAGAAAAAATTGCAAGTGAGTCTTTTATGCCCGTTTTGAAACGGATAGGATACGCCTTGTTACTTGAACAGATTGTTGAGGCAATCCAGAGGGACTGCCCTTTTTTCTTCCAGGCCGATTGACAGAGTTTGAATACTTCAGCGGCAAAGAGGATAAGCAATACAAAGAACTGGCAAAGCCATATCTTCAGGACATTGACTTTGCCTTTTTTGTGGTCAATTTCGGATATTCATGGTCCGATTATTGTGAATTAACACCTCGCCAAAGGGTATTTATTTACAAAGCATTTGAAAGTAAATATGCATCAGACACAATGCTAATGTATAATTCTGTATTTACGGCTACATATAACGTGAATAGGCCAAAACGAAAAAAGCCATTGAAACCCTTAAAGAAGCAAAATGAAGTTGTCGATAAGGAATTGAAAGATGGAAGTGTTAAAATTGCAACAATAATTGACAAAAAAGAAGGGAAAGGCTGGATTGCAAAAATATATCAAGCTAATGGATTAAAGAGGGGAGGTTGAGATGGCTGATTTTACACTTAGTGCAAAGATAACAGGGGATGCTTCCAATTTTGAAAAAGCTATATCAAGTGCAGAACGATCTTTGAGTAATATTGGAAAGCTTTCGTCCAACTTGGGAAGCAAACTTACTAACTCAATCACTAAACCTGCATTAGCTGCTGGAACAGCACTTGCTGGTATAACACTTGTAAAGGGATGGAGCCGGCTCACTGCGCTTGACGACGCCAGAGCAAAATTACAAGCTATAGGGAATACAGCGGAAGATGTCGAGCAAATAATGGCTGATGCAATGGCATCGGTGAAGGGCACCGCATTTGGCATGGATGAGGCGGCAACGACTGCCGCTTCTGCTGTTGCAGCAGGGATAGAACCAGGAAAAAAGCTGCAGCAATATTTAACAAGTGTTGCTGATGCCGCCGCCGTTGCAGGCACTGATATGGAGAGTATGGGTGCGATATTTAATAAGGTAGCTACCCAAGGAAAGGCTAATAATGAAGTGCTTCAACAATTGGCGGAGAAGGGTATCCCTATATATCAATACTTAGCTGATGAAACCGGAAAGACCGCAGAAGAAATATTCGAGCTCGCAAGTGATGGAGAAATTAGCCTCGCAACGTTTCAAAGTGCAGTAGAGACACATATCAATGGAGCAGCGGTCGCCATGGGCGATGCTACTCTTTCAGGCGCTATAGATAATATGATGGCTTCCATTTCAAGAATTGGGGCCAATTTCTTGGGGTCATCAGATGACGCATCTACATTTGGAGGGCAGGTCAGAGAACTTCTTATAGATTTGAGAAAGAATGTATTGGAGCCTCTCGAGGCTAAGGCTGCTGATTTGGGCAAAGTATTTGGAGAATTTTTTGCTAAAACAGTTGAAAAGATAAAATCCTTTATATCATCATTTCAAGAAATGAATAAAGCTACAGAGGGAGCGTTAGGCAGGTTTACAGCTATCGGAGGTGCCGGAATAGTTGCCTTGGGGCCAATTTTAAAAATTGCAGGATCCATTTCTACTGCATTAAGCATGATGGGGCCAAAGATCACGGCTCTTTTAGGCCCTATAGCCGCTGTAGCTGCCGCCATCATGCTTATGTGGAAAAATTCAGAAACTTTTAGGGATGGAGTTATGTCTGTAGTCGCTGCAGTGTTACCCGTTCTGCAAAGTCTTTTTGATGCAATAATGCCAATTATACAAACTATAGGGCAAGAAATAGGTGAAATAGCAGGAATTGTGGGTAACGTGATAGGAACTATTCTCCAGATAGTATCACCATTCATTACTTTAATAGGAAGCGCCATAGCTGGATTAGTTGAGGGAATAGGAAGCACCATAGGTGGAGTAGTTAGTATTTTCTCGGACGTATTTGGTGGAGTGATAGATTTCTTGACTGGCATATTTACTGGGGATTGGGAGAAAGCGTGGAATGGCGTGAAGGAGATCTTTTCAGGAATATGGGATGGGCTTAAAGCTGTGGCAGCAGCCCCTTTAAACGCTATAATAGGTTTAGTAAACGGTGTTATAGGGGGTTTAAATAAGATATCTATAACTATACCTGATTGGTCGCCTGTTTTTCCAGGCAAAAAGCTTGGATTCGATATTCCTAAGATACCATATTTAAAAAACGGAACCGATGATTGGCAGGGAGGACTCGCCTACATGAACGAGGGAGGAAAAGGAGAATTGGTTAACTTGCCTAATGGGTCTCAAGTTATCCCACATGATATAAGTATTCAGTACGCAAGGGAAGCAGCTAAAGCGAATTACAGCACCAGAACCATTGACATTGAAAGTATACTGGATGGAATTGTTATAAATGTTTACAATCAAACCACGTTAGATGGAACTCCCCTTATGGAAAAAGCCGCTAATCATACTATCAAAAAAATCACTAATCAACAGCGAAATAATATGATAATGAAAGGGAAATTGGTATGAACCCACTTGTAATGCAGTTTAATAATCGAAACAGTATTGATTTCGGGATTATATTATATAATTATGCTACATATAGCGGAGCGCAGAAAAGTTATAATACAATTCCTGTAGTAGGACGAATTGGAGAACTGGTAAGCAGGGATATATATAAAAGTAATCTTGTTGTAGAGGTTACTTTTTCAATTTTAGAGCGTGAATTTATGCCAAAGATCCACCAACTTAAAGAGTGGTTAAAAGGTACAGGGCGCCTCACCTTTTCAGACAATCCGAATTGCTTTTATAAGGTATTAAAAGTTAATTACAATAGTGTTGAAAGAGAAACGCGAAAGTACGGAAGATTTACAGTATCGTTTGTGTGTATGCCATACGAATTTTTGAAGAGCGGAACTATTCCTATAGAGCAAACAACACCAATATTATTGAACCCTTATGCACCTTCGAATCCAATATATAAAATAACAGGGAACGGGGAGTGTAAACTATCGGTTAATGGAAATTTGATGACTGTAAATGTTGAAGGAAACTTGACTATAGACACAGATTTGATGATTGCATATCAGGAAAATGGAGAATTAAAAAATACTGCAGTGAGGGGAGACTACGAAGCATTGCGTCTGAAAGAAGGTGAAAATGATTTCGCGACTACTGCATCTGCACTTACTATAATTCCAAACTGGGGGTACGAAGTATGATACAACTTTATAAATCAAATAATGAAAACTATGAGAAGAATGGCGACTTTACGCTAACTCCATCTTCTTTCTTAATTTCGGCAGAATTAAATGGCAGTTGGTCATTTTCAATGAGTCATCCAATTGACCTTGAAGATCGCTGGAAATATATTAAGGAAGAAGCGGTCGTTAAGTCACCGTCGTTTAATGGAGATCAATTATTCAGAATAAAGAACGTAACCAAAACAGACATTGAGATAACAGCAATAGGATATCCTATATTTATGGATTCTACGAATGACTGTTTTTTGATAGATTCAAGACCAACTCAGAAGACAGGTCAAGAGGCTATAGATATAATGACATCATTAAACAACAAGTATTCAGGCAGCTCTAATATATTAAAGAGGGCTACCGCATATTATCAATTCAAAAATTTAATGGAGGCGTTGAATGGCTCTGACGACAACTCGTTCATAAATCGCTGGGGTGGTGAGATCCTATTTGATAATTTTATGGTTATCATTAACGATCGTATAGGAGAAGATAATGGAGTAGAATTGAGATATGGAAAAAATGTTTCTGAAAACGGATTTAGTGAGGAAGTAGATATTAGAGACGTTATTACTCGAATATATCCGAAAGCATATAACGGATATACAATGACTAACAACGGTTATGTAGACAGTCCGCTGATAAATAGCTATCCTACAATTAAAATTGCCACGATAACATTTGACGACGTGAAAATGCGAGAGGACGCCTCAGAGGACGACGAAGCTAATGGCGTTATTATCTGCGACACACAGGAAGAACTCGACACTGCGTTAAAGGGAAAATGTGAAAGTCAATATGATTCTGGATTAGACAAGCCAAAAGTAACCATAAAAGCTGACATGGTACTATTGCAAAATACAGAGCAGTATAAAGATTACGCAATTCTTGAGTCTGTTGGTCTTGGTGACACAATACATTGTATCAACAATCACTTAGGAATTGAGACATCAGCACGGGTTATTGAATTAGTGTATGATTCAGTTCTTAAAAAGACCGATAGCGTAGTCATAGGCGAAGCCGAGTATAACTATTTTAATAACGTTACATCGTCAGTCAACAGGATTGACTCCGCCATTCGTCCGGACGGTTCCGTGGTCGCGGAGCAAATCAAAGGATTCATAGACGGGGTGTGGAGTCAACTACGGCTACAAAACACTGTAGCCAAAAAACAAGATGTCAGAGCTATACTGTTTGAAGACCTGGACCCAGATAGTGAAACCTTTGGTGCGTTATCAATAGGGACCCAGGGGCTGCAGATCAGCCGGCAGCGGACAGCTGCAAATGACGACTGGATTTGGACAACAGCCCTCACTGCCGGCGGATTGATAGCGAATATAATTGTAGCCGGTTTAATTTCAGATAAAGATGGAAAATCCTACTGGAATCTGGATACGGGAGAGTTGAATCTTGCTGGTATATTCAAACAGTTTACTGGTAACGGGCAACCAAGCATAGAAATTCAGGACAATGTGATAAAGGTATTCGGATATGGATCCGGAACATTAGCAGGATATTTAAATGGGTTCCAGGCAACTGATGGAACTGCCACCTTGGGCCTCTGGGCAGCAGCAGGCAAAAACATAGTTATCGGGTATGAATCAGGGGGAGCAAGACGTGCAATCATGACAATAAATAGTAGTTCGCAGCAGGCCACATTTGGTGGGAATATGAATATCAATGGCAATTTAACATTTAAAGGTCGGATGTTCACAGAGGACCCGGAAACCGGTGCAACTGTCAGAGGATTAAGTGCAGATATTATTTTAGGAAATGGTGTCAGAGGTGTATTTAACGAAGGCCTATTAGTGAGAACATACAATGGGTAGGAGACAAAGTATGGAAAGTAAAAATATAAGCGTAAGAGTGGTAACATGGCAGCCACCTGTTAAAATCCACTATGTACAATACTCAAACGAAATTCCTATAATTTTCAGCATCGAGGATTATACGATACCTTCAGGTGCAGAAGCGCGTTTCTACCTGAAGAAACCAAGCGGTTTAGAAATATATAACAGCTGTGAAATAGACGGGCAGAATATTATCCTAAAACCTACGGCTCAGACATTTGCGGAACACGGAAAACAGGCAGGCCAAATTCAGGTAGTAATAGGTGACGATATCCTCGTCTCATTCATATTGGAATTTGCAATTGAGAGAAACCTGATATCAGACAGCGCCATAGAGTCGTCTAATGAGTTCGGAATACTGGACGAACTGATAAAGGAGGCACAAAAAGCTGTAGCTGATTCTAACGCAGCTACGGAATCGGCGAACAAAGCGGCAGGCGAGGCCAAT